CTAGAGCCTGAGACTTTTTAGTGTAGTCCGTACCTTGTTGATAACCCTTGATAAGTTCGTCTAGTTCTACTTCGACTTCCTCACCAGATGCCTTGACTTTATATCTAGGCTTGGGCTGTTCCTCGGATTCCTCCTCAGAATACTCAACTTCATCAGTCTCTTGTTGGTACTCTGGCTGACCTTCAGATTGGCCTTCTTCGGCTTCCTCAGAATCACCCATCATGCCCGCAAATGCTGAAGCAGCTTGGTTTACATCTAGGCTTTCACTCCCATTAGGGTTGGTGTTTTCCATTTGTCATCTCAATAATCGCCAGAAACCTTCTGGACGGAGGTGTAGCCTAAAGGCTACAGAATCTTCCACTTCTTCTCTCTAATCACAGTTTCCGAGGCTAAACCTTCTAGGTGTCCTGTAATTAGTTCAATAGACTTAATGTGCCGATAAGCATCTTCACGCCTATCACATTCTTCTGCACTTGTGTTAATTATCACACTAATCTGCTCTTTTTTCAAGTTATCTATGACTTCTTTGAAAAAATCATCATTTAACAGGTTTTTAGCCCATTGCGCTATTAGGTGCTTGTCCATATTGGTTTTGTATTCCAGAAATAATATCGTTAATAGACAAAGTGCTTGCAGATGGCATACCTTGCTTACTACCCAAGATGCTCATCAAATCGTTATAGCTTAGGTCAGATGGCTGTGAATATTGAATAGGCTCTGGCACTTGACCATAATTAGGGTCTAGGAACTTTTCCCATTGTGTGCCACGCAACATATTCCTATCACCAAAGTTAATTGGAGGAAGTTGAGTGTATGGCGCAACACTTGGTGCAGGAGGTGTTTTCCAATCAGTAGGAACATTAACAATTGGGTACTGAGTAGCACCATCACCACCGCTAGTAGCAGCGTTAAGACCTGCAAGCGTAGTACCAGCACCAATAATTCTAATAATGTCTGGAACAGTTAATTTTGTATCTTTAGTAGGAGGAGTAGTAATTGTAGGTACAGTTGGAATATTTACTGTAGGTGCTGTGGTAACAACTGGAACATCAGGTTTTTGGGGTCTTTCAGCAGTTACCTCAACAGTCGGAGGCGCAGTTGTACCGCCACCCATGATAGATGTGACAGCATTGATTACATCTGGAGACACTTGTTCTGGTCTAGTTGAAGTCACAGCAACAGTTGGAACTTGTGAAAGAGTGTTAATTAAATCAGTTGCAGTAATCGGTGTTCTGGCAGCATTAACAAGCAAAGTATCAGACGCACCTGTTACTGGCAATGCGCTAGTAATAGATGCAATATCTGCTGCACTTGCGTTTTCTAAAAACTGAGTAATCTGTGCATTGGTTAGACCAGAGCGTTGCATCTCTCCAATAAGTTGAGATTCAAGAGCATCATTAAACTGTGTTGCAGTCATGTTTGATGCGTCTATCGGGCCACCCTGTAAATAGCCACTCAATGCACCACCTGCACCACCTAGCAATGCGCCTTTAAGAACATCACCACCTGCAAGTCCAGTTGTTGCACCACCAAGAATAGCGTTACCTAATGCGTTAGCAGCTATCTGGTTAGCACCTGCACCAAGCAAAGCATTACCAAGCAAACCACCTGCACCAGTAGCAGCTAAAGCAAGCTGAACAATAGGCATCCATTGGTCTGCATCAGAACTTGACGCACCAGTTGTATAAAAAACTGGAGTGCCATCAGGGGCAGTTTCTACACGATAACCTGTGTTTCCTTTGCCTTCAAACGTGCCACCAAAAGCATTGCCAGTTTGACGTTCACCATAAGTAGAGGGAACTTCTTGACCTGTTACTTTATTTCCATAAGTTGTGACAGTTTGAGTGTCAACTATTGTGTTGCCGTTTTCATCAGAATATATATTTGGAACTTCTTTAGTAATCTGACCAAATTGGCTAATATCTGTTGCACCTGTGCTTGCAATAATTCGAGCCATATCAGCAGCGTTAGCTTTTGCTGAACCCTTACCTTCTCCTGTCCATTTATCTGCTGTTCCTTGACCAAGAATCTGCTGAGTCAAATATCTTTCTGTAATTTCTTTATTATTTTTAAGCGCAGAGGAAACTCGTGTTGAAGAAACGCCAGCATCCCTCATTGTTTGGTTAATCAATGTAGCATCAGCATCAGGATTAGCGTTAAACCATCCAAGAATATCTGCATCGCTTACAGCAGGTTTAGCAACTGATTTTTGTGTAGGAGGAGGAGGGGCTACTGGTTTAGGAGTTGTTGCTTGCGGAACTGGAGGAGGGGCAGAGCCAGTAGCAGATTTATATTGAGCATCAGTTACGCCAGCCTCTGCCATCGTCCTTCTAACAAGCTCAGGACTGGCTTTAGGGTTTTCATTTATCCAACCAAGAATGTCAGCATTAGTAACTGCCATGATTAACCCCTAATCTCTACGTTAGATGTAATGCCAGCACCAATCTTCATTGCTTTCAATTGGGCTTCTGCTTCAAACTCTTGTTGTTTCAATGCAAAGTAAGCCTGTTGTTTCTCACGCTCTAATTGCAACTTAGCTAATTCTTTCTCACGCATTAATTGCATCTCAAGTCCAGCTTTCTGTTGTGCCATTTCCATATCAATCTGCATTTGCTGTTGTTGCATCTGCAAGTCAGCTTGTGCTTTAGCTTGGTTGGCTTGTATCTCAGCTTGCGTCTTAGCCATCAATGCTTGTATCTCTGGAGGCATCTGTTGCTGTTGTGGAGGAGGATTGCTCAATGCTTGGTCTTGCTCTGGCGTAATAGCTTTGTAAAACTCAGCAGAATCTTTAAAGCCAGCAATCTCAACCATGCGTCCCAATGTGCCACGATACTGAGCAGGTGAAACGTAAGGGTTAGCAGGGCCGTACTGACCAATCAACTGCTCTTGTTTAGCAAGAACCATAGACAACATAGCCATCTGCTCTTGACGATTCCCTGCACCCAAGCCAACATTGATAGACACATCATATTGGTTAGCCCATGTGCGAGGGTCAAACTCTACGAATTCACCACGCATACGCACCAAACGAGCCTTGTCTTGGTACTTACAGAGCAAGTGCAATATACCCTTGAACAAAGACTTAACGCCTGTTTCAGCAAAGATTCGAGCCATTAGTTCAATCTTACCTGCGCCAGCTTGTTGCATAGAAGCTACTGCTGCTGCCGTAACATTCTGTAAGACAGATGGGTCTAGCCCTTGTGAGGCATCAGACACGCCTGTACGCTTAGACTGGATTGTGTCCAAGTATTGAAGCATTGGGAAAGCCTGAGAAGCCACGTTCTGAACAACTAACTGTTGGACAGCATTAGGAGACTTGGCACGAATAACACCACCAGCAGTAGATGTAAGCAAGTCATCAAGGTTAACTTGACCTTCCACCGCAACTACACGAGCATTGTTTGTCAGATATAAGTTATCCAACATCTGACGAGTGATAGTAGTCTTGATTAACTGTAGGTCAACTGTTCTGTCAGCCAACGAGTTACCAAAGAACTTGTGCGGAATTGGAATAGGACAGATTGAATGGAAAGGAACATAGTCCACTTCCTCAATCATCTCTTTACCCTTCTCATCCTCAAGAATTTCATTAGAAGCGTAAAACACTTGCACCAATGAAGCAATGCCTTTGCCATCTATATCAGTTTTGACATAGCACTCAAAGACTTCAATCTCTTGCATTGATGGGTCATCAGTCTGCGTTTGGTAAGGTTGCTCACCTGCTGCGTAACGAGCCACACGCTCTGGTGTGTATGCCAAAGCATCACCCATCTGCAAGCCTTCGATTTGCTTCTTGTTAAAACCCATAGCAACCAAGGTGCTACGAGTCAACATCTGTCTGTGGGCTACGAAAGGTGAATCAGCAATAGTTCTAGCCTTCTTGCTAATCAAGAACTCCTCTGGGGGTACGTTCTCAATCGTTACTTTGCCTGACTTTTTCTTTTGTTGCACCACAACATTGTGTGTAGCACCCATCACAGGCATACCCATAGGGTCTACAACTGGCTGTCCCATTGGGTCAAATATTGGGAACTCTGTCGTATCTTGCTCGACAATCTCCATAGTCTCATCACTCATCAGCATTGCTAACTCATCGTTAGTCAAGTCAAAGTAACGCTCTTTGGTAATGTCTTCTTTGTCTTCCCAATATGCTTTGACGATGCCGTTCTTCTGCATCAAGGCATCTTTGAACCAATCATGCAGAATGGCTACGCCTTCGTTATCCCTGTTGAATACCCAGTTGCAATAGTCTGTGGCCTGTTTTGCAGAGGCTTCATCCCTTGGGCCTTGTGGCTCAAAGACTACGATATTGTCTGAGCCTGTGAAGATACGAACTAAGCTAGGTAGCGCACCATCTATCGCCTCTGCCACTTCTCCAGTAACGATTTGAGACTTACCTTCAACTTCATTACCATATGGCTGTCGTAGATAAGCCTCCAAAGCCTGTTTGCGTTGTTCAACAGTTTCACTTTCAATAAAGCCAATTGCATCATCAATCTCTGCCTGTAGTATTGACTTCAGTTCGTTCTGTTCCATGTTTGTCCTTTGGAGGGCGACCCATTCGGGGTTTGTCCAATTTTAGCTCATTTACCACATTTTCCAACATTTCAAGACGCTTTTCAAGTTCTTTTACTTTAGGGGCTAAATTTACACCCTGCATTGATACATACATCAGACAATCCATTTCGGCATTTGGTTAATAGGCTTAGACCACGTTGAATGTCCTTCATCCAATCCAAGGGCTAAGTAACGGAAAGAATCAGAGCCATGACTTGACCAATCGTGTAGTGGTCTTTCATAGAATATCTTACGCTTCTCATCGTAGTCTCTGCGGTAGTTTCTCAGGCAGTTCAGTCCTATCTGCACCTTTGGCACGTTAAACCAACATCTTGGCAACAACCTTCTTACAGCTTGGATGCCATCGTCTAGTCCCATTCTGGGAGCAATCTTGACTTCTAATCCAGCTTCCTCAAGCATCTCTAGTCGGCTCTTACCTGTGCCAAGTTCCCTGACCCTAACGTCATGGGGCAGAATATGCTCTGCTTTTAGGTAGTCATTGTCCTTAATCCACTTAACGTAGTGGTCTAGTCCAACTCCATGATTCTCGTAATAGTCCAGTAATCTGACTTCAGTACCTACTAACTGAGCCACCCAGATAGACGTAGAGTCACCCATTCCCAAGTCCCAAGCAGTAAAAGTTCTACTTAGTTCCTCTCTGGGAATCTCTTGCATATGTTTCTTTTCTTCTAACTCATTAAGGATTTGACCAAAGTAAGAGCCTTCTACAGCAGCGTCAAAGCTACATTCAAACTCTTGGCGGTATTTATCCTCACCCATTTCATTCTTAGCAGCCTTCAGTTCTGTGTCATCCACTACCCCTGTCTCAGAGGCTTTGAACTCTAGCAAACCCCATCCATCCTCTTTTTGCCCTGTCTCGCAGTTCTTTGAAGTGGTTGTGTCCCTTCGGAGTACCGATAAACATACACCAGCCCTGTCTGTCAACCAAACTTGGTCTACATACGTCTGTCCATATCTTAGGGTTTTGGTCACCAATCTCGTCTAGGATTACCCCATCGAAATATTGACCACGGAGTGTTTCTGGATTGTCTGAGCCAAACAACTGGATGCGCCTACCCCAGAAGTCCACCCGAAGTTCTGAGATATTGCTAGTGCCACCCAGAGGCTCTGCATACTTCACAAGGTAGTCCCATGCCACCCTCTTAGCTTGTCCGTATGTAGGGGCTATGTAGGCGTATCTAGGGGCTTCTTTTTGGTTGAGCAGAGCATCTTTAATTAAGTGGTTAATTGCAGAGACTGTCTTGCCCATTCGCCTATGAGCAACGACAACGCCAAAACGCTTACTGTCCATCA